GCATTGTAAATTTGACCACCAGAAACTTCAATACTTGCTGTAGCAGTAGATCCGCCAGGTAATTGTGGACTCTCAATAGTAAGAATCGCACTGTCATAATTTTGACCAGGATTTGTAACTCTAACCTTAGATAGTTTTCCACTATCTTTTACAATTGATAATACAAAAGTTGTAGCATCTTTTGCATTTGCTTCAGTAACAGATGGAATAATTAGATCTTCATTCTGTACAAAAGATTTACCATTATGATTACTGAGAACAACAGTATAACATTGCTCATTAGTAAGACTATACTTACCAGATGCTGTAGCAACTAACTCTACATTGTTCTTATCAAAGATTTTAAGAATAGGACCTGAAGCAGATGATGACGCACCAGTTACACTTTCTCCTTGATATACTGCCATGTTTCCACTAGCAGCACACTTAAGGAATGTATTAGGAGATAAAGTTTTCTCTGAGCCAGGAACAATATTTTTACCTGGTTTTTCAGCATCTACATTTGTAATATAAGTCTTGACTGGAATATTTGTACTCTTCTTATTAAAGTAAAGATCAGTACCAGTTACAAAACATCCACCATCTAGATTTTCAACCTTGAAAGTTTGTGCAAGAGGATTAGGTCTGATAGGATTGTCAGTATTGCTTTCAATTAACTGAACACCTTCATTAGACTTGAAGTAAGATGGTTTTGTGGATACAATACTAGCAGGATTTTCTGGAAGAAGACCAGTAGCATAATACTTAACTTCTGCATAACTATCAACAGTTTCTTTTGCTGCATTAGTTGAACTAGAAGTAAATCTAAATGTCAGAACACCAGACGTAATATTAATCTCCTCTGCAGATGTATCATAAGAAACAGTATCAATATCACCAGTCCATGTAGTATTTTCTAGTGGAGGAGATCCAGCAGGAACTAAGATAATACCACTAGCATTACCATACTCATCTGTAGTGATTTCTCCATTAAAAGAAGACAACGAATTACCAGCAATACCAGTAAATCTTAAATCAGGGTTAACCCAACGTTGTACATTTCTACCTTCCAAGAATGCATAGATTCTTGTATTGGGTTTCATCCTTCTAATGATATATTTTACAGGAACACTTCTAGCAAAGAACTGTAATGAAGTAGAAACTAAACTTTCACCAACTGTCTTAGTTTGGATTCCTTTTCCTACCTCGTTATTTTGAGGACTGATATTAGATGTACTTGCTACTGATGCACTAGCAACAGATGTAATGGCTTGTTGTGTATTAACTTCACCCAATGAATTGATAGCAGTAAATGAAGTAGATGTTCCTACCCAGTTAACAACGAATGAATTGAATAGACTAGAGAAACTTTCTTTTACATTATCTTTTGCTAAGAAGATTGTGAATAGATCAGTATTTGTATCTACAACCAAAGGTTCTTCATTCTGATCATACCAATGATCAACAGATGGAGATACTTCACTATCACCAACATATTGAAGAACAACAAATGGATTTGGATTTAGTGTTTTAGATGCAAAATCATTACCTAATAATGAAAGTGGTGAATATGGTAGAGTCACCATATCTCCAGATTTTTGATATCCAGAAACTGCTCTTTGATCTTCTCTAACATTTAATTCTGTGAGAGAAATAGAATCTTCTTTAGATTGAGGACGTAGGACACTTTGCTGACTGTCCACTGCACACTTATAATCAAGAGATTGTAAGTTACCTACTTTATGTGCCTCAAAATTATCAACAAAGAAACCAGACTTAAATCTGTCTAGACCAATATCATCCTTAACCTGCATATTGAGAGCTTGTTGCTCTAGGATGCTAAGAGTAGTATAATACTCAAGTCTTTCAATACGCTTCTCTAACTTACCGATATCACGCATTGTGTAACGGCGGTTATCAACAGGAGTAATCCTTACATCTTTGCTAGTCTTTGTAAATGCAGGAATGTATGCATAGAACAGAGGCACAGCATCATCAATAGGATCTGGTTTTGTTGGGTTGAGAGATGAATTACCTTCTTTAACTAGGAATTGACCTTTCTTATCTAAGAAAATACCATCAATACGATCTAAGTATTGAATTTGACTGAATGAGAAAGTATATTCTAGTCCAAGATCTGGAGCAGGAGTGCTTGCTAGTACAGCACCAGCACCTGAGAAAGATCCCTCTGTAACTTCTAAGGATGACTTATCTAAGAAGCCAGGAATAATTGCATTAGAATCAACCTTAGGTCTAAAATCAATTACGTTCTTAAGTTCAATGTTTCCAAGCACAGAGGAATTGAAAGTAGGAATCTCATCTTCAGGAACACCTGCTTCATGAATGTAACTATCAATAGTACAGAAATCTCCTTGAGATTGCTCAAAGTAATCAAAGGCAATTAGCAATTGACCTTCTGCTGCTTCAAAACCAGGTTTTAGAACAATACGAGAAACATCATATAAAGTATCTCTCTGTCCACTATCAAATGTATATCTATTAGTTACATCAGTACCAGAAATTAGATTACCTGAAGTATCTGCAGAAGGTGGTTGAGAAGAAGTTCCTTCATATACATATCTCAATTTAAACGCATCAGAATATGATAGAGTCTCTACAACATCTGTATCATAATCTTGTCCTCTAAATGGAACGTTACGATCACCAGCAGATGCAACAACAATTCTCTTATTTCTTACAACGGTCTTAAGTCTTGGCTTTGCGTTAGATACTTCTAGTGTTGCAGTTAATTTTAACTTAGGGAATGTTCCATTAGATGGAATAGTACCAAAGTAATTACTTGGTAAGTTAAGACTAATACTACCAGAAGTCAAACCACTACCAGTATCTGTAGATGAGGAAATTTCAACAGCATCATTCTCAACAAAAATGATGTCACCTTTAACAATGTTAGTAGCATCACCTTTATCAAGAACAGTGATAACAAAATTACTTTCACTGAATGCAGCAAATCTTTGTGTACCGAATGGTAACTGTGCAGCAAATGTAATTGTACCACCGCCAGAAGATGCAGTAGTTACAAAATCTCTACGGAAATAATATTTGATCTTAGTATCTTCACCACCAGCAGAAATTTGAGATACCTGTTTGCTACCAGTTGAATATAATAAAGTACCAGAATTAGTATTATCTACCTTAGCACGTAGACGTACAATACTAGTATTAGTTGCATCGCCAGGTAGAGCAGTGTCTAGATAAATTCTAGATTTAGATGAACCTTCTTGTTTTGTTGCATATTGTACAATAGCACGAACTAGATTATTGCTATCATCAGAGAATTGTACAAGATCACCTTGCTGCAATAAAATAGATGCATCAGCACTGAAACTTGTGGACTCTACAAAATTATTTCCTTTAGAACCAAAGAAGGTGAAATTTGTTACAGATTTAATCTCTGCATCTGTTTGACTGTTTACTACAACATCAGCGGAGAAAGTATTGGAGTTTCCAGAACCATAAGCACAACCAATAGACTTAACATTCTGTGGTGTGTATGTAGTTACAGTATTTCTGAACAATACAGGAACAACAGTAGCAGCTGCGGTTGGTGTAGCAGCACCATCAGGATTTTTAACAGTTACAGCTGGTGGTTGAGCGTATTCAACTTCTACAGCACGTCTGTTTACAACAACAGCACCATAGATAGAACCACCATTAGTTCTCTTAACATCAATCTTTGATGCATCAAACTCTAATCCATTAATTAATAACGTAGCACCATCTGCATAACCAAGTCCTCTTGCATTAGTAACAAAGTGAGAAATAGTATTTTCTTTAGCAATTCTTACAGTATTTCCTGCTTCATCTCTAATTGTCTCACCAGATAAGAATCTACCAGATAATGTCTTAACAAATAAAAGATTTCCTGTACTATAAACACCTGTTCCAGTACCTTCTACAACTCCATATGCACCACTTGTAGAACCAAATACATATTTACCATCATCAAATGAGTTAACACCTGCAGGAGTATTCTCTAAAGTAATCTTAGTAAAGAATTGTGGATCAAAATAAGAATATCCAAATGTAGCATTGTATGCTGCTGTTCCATCAGATAGTCTTCCTTGAGATAGAACAACATCAGAATCAGAATTAAAACCAGAACCTCTACTCTTTAAGAAGAAATTGCTTGGTTTAGTTTTACCAATAACAGGAGTAACTGTAGGAGAGTAATCTACAATAAATCCAAATTCATCTGAATTAGTAGTAGCATTATCAGAAGACAGGAAGATTTTTCTTTGGTAGCCTCCATCAGCAAGATCATACTCAAGCAAGAACAATTCTAACTCAGCTTTATTACCAAGAATTGTCAATTCCAAATACTGAACTGACTCAGAAGAATTAACAAGTGGTTTATTTGTTTTAGCAAAAGATAAAGTCTTGAATGATCCGACAGAAGTTGTTCCTCCACTCTCAGATCTAGTCTTAATAAAATACAAAGTTCCAAACTCACTTTGGAATGTAGAGTCTGTAACAGAACCAATTGGTTTAACAACACTTGAAATTTGAAGTGTGATAGTCTTAATACCATCATCAACTCCAAAACTTAGACCTCTTCTATCAATAGTTTGTCTATGATCAGTTGGCAATTCTGTATTGTTTAGACCAACAGATCCATCATTAAATGTAGAATATAAAAATACATCAGGATATGCAGTTAGCTCAGATCCTTCCTTGTTCAAAGGAACACTACCATACACATTAGTGATGTTGTATGTTGGTAAACCTTTACTCTTAAGATTTACATTGTCAGTAGAGAGACTTTCTCTTGCTTTATTGATATCAAGATACTTAGTTTCTTTATTGACAATCTCATAACCTTTAATATATGCCTTGCCAGGTCCGATACTAGCAACCATTTTTCTGGAAGCTTCACTGGCACTCTTACCGTTATATAAACCAAACTCGTCTACAGCATAGATTCCTTTATTGCCATCTTTCTGAGCATACTCTCTAATATCAACAGCAAAATTATCTACAACATAATCTCCACTTTCATCAAATGTTCTACGAGCTAAAGTTTGTTCTAGAACACTAAAATCTGTAGATTCAATTTTTCTTTGAATAACTCCTCTAGAAACTGTTAGGAGTTGAATAAAATTCTTATCGGTGATTGCATTTAGAGCAAACTCTTTCAGTTCTAAACTAATCTTCAATCTATGTGCGCCTGGCGCAGTATAGTTTGCAGAACCAATAGAGTTGTCATATAATGATGCGTCTGACTCTGGTGTTACAATTTCTTCTTTAATTGTAAAACCTACCTTTGCAGATGGTTTGTCATAGTATTCATCAATAACAAGCAATGATTCATCACAACGAACGAAGTAACCATTGACAAAGTAAATACCTTCTTCTACTTTAACAGCAGAACCAAATCCCATTGCAGGACTTTCTAATGAAGTTACATCACCTGTATCAGGATTAGTAATTTCAATACTAGTAGGAAGAACACTACCGTCTGTACCTACAACTAATAAAGGAGTATTGACACCATTAACTACTTCTAGAGTCTCACCTTGTCTAAAAGTAGACTCAGTATTAGAATTACCACTATTGATGTAACTAACAAACAAAGTATCAGCAGAAGACTCAGTTGCTAACTTCGTTGCTTGAATAGTTCCAACAACACCAGATGTAAGACCTTGTAGTTGTTGTCCTACTAATTGACTAATATCATATTTCTTATAAACAATATCGTCTCCCTCTGAAATAGCAACCTCAGAGACAGACGATAATTTTACGTAATCTAATTTTGTATTAAGACCTACCTCGCCAGGAATGACAAGCTCACCCTGCTTGAATGCGTACTTTCCAAAATTCTCCAATTGATTTTGAAGAATTGATTGTACTTGCGTTAATTCCCTACTTTGAATAGAGTAGCCAGGACGGAATAGAATTTTATAAAAATTCTTACTCGCGTCAAAGTCCTCGTAATAAGGATTTACATTTAGGTTTGT